AACTTGGTGACCGTTGCTAACTTCGCAACTTCTTCAGTGATTACCGCCGCCAACTTTGACCGCGATGATCTCGCTGACCTTGGCGCAACTCTGACGGACACTAAGAAGGCTCCCAAGACGGGCCGCAGCGTGTTCATGAATCCAACTTACTATGCAAGCCTTGTTAAGAGCTTGAACAGTGCTGAGATTCCTGGAATCACTGCTGACAAAGCAGAGGCACAAGTTCCGCGTGTCGCTAAGTTTGACACTTACGAGACCGATCTTGCCGATGCCAACGCCGAGAACCTCGCCGCATTTGCGTTCCAGAAGAACGCCCTGCTTATGGCTGGTCGTGCTGTTGACGCTGAAATGGCTGGCGCTGCCGGAATCGAGGTTGAGACCGTGGTCATTCCTGACCTTGGCTTGCCTGTCCAGTTCCGTCGCTGGTATGACAGCGACGGCGTGCTTTACTACAACTGCAACCTCCTTTACGGCGTCGCTAAGGGCGTTGACTACGGAGTGCGCGTAACCACCGCATAATCATGAAAAAGGTAAGTATCACACTCCTGGTAAAAGATAGCGGCGACGTGAAAGTGCTTGCCGCATCTGAGGACGCACAGGTTGCTTTTGAGGCATTTCTTGATTGCGATGAAGCTGGCGAAGTTCAATTCTTGCGGAAAGTCGGATACGACAAGCGCAAGGTGAACACAGCCAAGCCGAAAGCAGCAAAGAAAGCCGCTAAAAAAGCTGAGTAGTTCATAACAAATCCAAGGCCGTCACCCTTCACCGGGTGGCGGTTTTTTTGTGCTTAAAAATAATTGTAAATAATTCTTTTCTTTATCTGGTTTATAGGGTAAATTCCAGCCATGAAACCGATGCTTGCAAAACACTACGACCACACCGAGCCGGAGGGCTGGTGGATGTCAGAGAAATTTGACGGGGTGCGTGCTGTCTGGAACGGCAGTGAGTTTGTCAGCCGCAACGGTAAGCTGCTCAAAGCGCCGCAGCACATGATTGACCAGATGCCCAAGGGCATGATTCTTGACGGCGAGCTGTGGGGCGGGCGCGGTAGCTTTCAAACATCCGTCGGCAAGATCAGGCGTGGCGATTGGGACGGCATCAGCTACATGGTGTTTGATGTGATCGACAGCAAGCCCTACGAGGCACGACAAGCAACGCTGACGGCTCTGAGCCTGCCCGCTTGGTGCAAGGTAGTCGAGCAAGTCAAATGCGCCTCATACGACCACCTTGACGAATTTGAGGACGCCGTGCTGGACAAGGGTGGCGAGGGCGTGATTCTCCGCAAACCCGGATCACTCTACCAGCACAAGCGCAGCGATGACTTGCTCAAGCTCAAGCGTGGGCGCTGTGAGGAAGCCGAGGTCATCGGCTACGATGACGGCAAGGGCCGCAACGAAGGCCGTGTTGGCGCTTTGCTTGCCCGCTTCGCCGGTCAGGTGTTTAAACTCGGATCGGGACTGACCGACGAGCAGCGTGATAACCCGCCAGCCATCGGCAGCATGGTTACGTTCTCATTCTTTGAGTTGACCACAGGAGGCAAGCCTCGTTTTCCCGTGTTCATCGGGGTGCGCGACTATGAATGATTGACAATGCGGGCGAGGTGCTTACTATGTAGGCATGGGCAAATTCAATCAATTTGTAAGGACGGGGCTAGTTGACAGCCTGCGCGTCATAGGCGAGCCAGCCAGCATCGGGGGCAACCAGTTTACCGCCGCCTTTGACGATTCCGAGATGGAAGTGACGCGCCACATTTACGGCGATGACGATGAGGTCACCACAGAGGCAACTTGTCTCAAGTCAGCATTGAGCAACACGCCGAGAATAGGCGAGACGCTTACCAGGATTGAGCATCGCAAGAATTATGTGATCACCGAGGTGCAGCAAGACGTTGAGAGTTACCGCTTAACCATGCGCGAGAAAGATGCCTAGATACGGAAATAACAAGATATATGTTGACGATTCTGTCTTTCAAAAAAAGGCAAAGAAGTTGGCTAAAAAACTAGGCGTTGATGAGTATGATTTTGTCAAAAATCAGACGGGACTATTGGCAAGAGAGGCAGCAATGATGACGCCTCCATATGTTTCTTTTCCAGGTCTTCGGGGAGGAACTTCACCGGGAACTAAGGCAGACTTGGTGGCTGGTGAGGATGCAATATATAATAAGAAGCCCGGAAAAGGCGGTGGTTTAAAGCGCATCTTTATTGTTGTTGCAGACGACGTGGCGAACAAAGAATATCGAAAATCAAAAGGCGGGATGATTTACAGACATGGTAGGCCCGTTGCATTAGGCGTAATGACCAATATGAGTGAAATGCACTCTTGGCATCAGAGCAACAGAAACGCAAGAGGCAGAACAATAAAAGCTATTGCTCCCCATATCCCATGGGTGAGTGAAAGTCTTTTTAAGCAGTATGCAGAAAAGGTTCAGCGAAGGGTCGGAATAGCCAAGGCATCATTTGTCAGCGCATCAAAACAATTAGAGGCAAAGGGAGGCGTGACGCCTAAAATCAAAAGGCATTTAGGCAGGGCATCAGGCATTGGATTTATGGAAAAAACAAGGAAAGGCCCGTATGGTAATATTGTGGCAAAAGCTGATGGAATATCTCACACATTTAAGCACCTGCCAAAACTTGAGAGCAACAGGCTAAAAAAAGCAGTCAAGCGCCTTGAATACATCGGCAGGCAATCGGCCAAAAAATCAGGATTTAAAGTGGTTTGACTTTTTGAAACAGTAACATAAAATCAAGCAATGCCAGCAACATCAGACGAGGAAGTTTTTGACTTTGAGGGGAATTTAGAACAAGGTTTTTATGATTTTCTATTAGCTAATGGCATTGAATTGGCTACAGCTAACGACCCCCAGAGACTTGGTGATGACTATATAGGGGTGCAAATAATTCTTGGAGGGTTACATGATGATGAACATATGAGCGCAAAGCCAAGCGGTGACTTGGAATATGATCATTATCTTTATGAAGTGCGGGTTACAATCCACACAGACCGGCAAGAAAACGCATTGCCTGGTTCAGCTTTCAGCCGTTATCACCGTGAGCTTGTTGCCAAAGTAAGAAACCTTTTGAGTATATCAAGGGCTGCAAACGTGGCCAGCCTTAACGATGACATTGATTATTATTGGATTAACCGCTTGATCCCAAGCGCCACAGAATACACATCTTACGACACCAGCAAAGACGAAACAATTTTGAACTTTGAAGGTGACTTTTCAATCTTGACAACTGCATGGCCTTCATAAATAATAAGGCAAGTTTTCAACCCTTAAAATACACCAACAATGGCAATTCCCTATAATTCAGTAGCAAACCAGCCGCAAGGTCTGGAATCCGTAACCATCAACCTTGTCGCGTATATTGTTGACTCGGTTGACTTGGCATCAAATCAGCACCGCGTAATTAGCCGCACAGATGAAAATGGCGACCGCGCCGATTTTATGGTGCGTGACAGCGGCGATCAAATCACCGGCACAATGACTCTTCAACGAGCAACCGATTCAACCGTTTTGCCACCAGAGGGTGACGAGTTCTCTTACGACTTCGACCGCTCCGGCACTGCTTCCACATTGGTAGTTCATTCAGTAAAAGTCAACCGTGGCAAAGACAGCTTTGACACCTTTGACATCGCTGTTATCCTTAAAACATACCAGGGGTAATTGAATGAAAATTGAGCTTTTAAAAGATCACTCCATACTTGGCAACATCGCCGAGGCTGGGACAGTTTTTGACTTGCACAATGGGGTTGCTCAAGACCTTGTTGACAGAGGCATTGCTAAAAAAGTTGAAAAGAAGGCTGCCAAGAAAAAGGCAGACAAGTAACTGGTATCTTTAAACAAGTTTCTAGCCTTGCTCGCCTGTTATAGCGGGCAAGGCTTTTTTGTTAAAATGACACTCACCGAAAAATACCAAAAAGAAAGGCAAAAGCTTGAGCTTAACCGCTCGCTTGATTGGTCAAGTTTTGGTGTTCAGTATATCGTTGCAGGTGAGCGAATCAACCCGTTAACGGTTGGCACATGGTTTGATTTGATGATTGTTAAATCTCCGATCATTACACAAGATGAAATTACCGTAGAAAGCATTGTTGACTATATTTGGCGCAATAGCCCTAGACGCACAACAAACACATTACTAAAAGAGTGGCGTTTGTTCTGGTTGCAGCGCAGGGTTGAAAAAGATTTACGCAAAGAGGAAACTGCACTTTCTTTAATACGGGTTCTGAAAGAACACGTCAAATCGGCGTTTGATGAAGTTCCAGAGAGCAAGGCAATGTTGAAAGATGCACACAGCAACCGTATGCTTGATGTGGCGGGCGAGGTGGCTATGGTTGACGAAATAGCTAACCGATACGCTATGCCGCCCCGTGATGTGCTGGCTATGCCATTGCGACAAGCTTTTTCTTTGCAGCGTGCGATACGGGTTGTCTCAATACCTGATTACCACTTGCTTGAGCCAGCATCTTTACGAGCCATCAAGTCCGAATATCTAAAAGAAATAAACAATCATGTCGAGCGAAATTAAAATGAAAATGTCGCTTGATTCTTCAGGAGTCAAGACGGCGTTAAAAACTATGGGGCAAAAGATAGAGAGCTTTGCCCAGAAAGGTTATGAGCAACTCAACCGGCTAGTTAAGTTGGTTGCCGTTGGCATGGTGGGGGCGTTCACCGTTGCAGCAAGGGAAGCGTTACAATACGCAAAAGAAATGACTAACTTATCGCAAGTTGCAAATACCAATTTTGAAGATTTTCAGAAGCTTGCAGCAGCAGCCAAAACCGTAGGCATTGAACACGATAAATTAGCCGATATTTACAAGGACATGAACGACCGAGTTGGCGACTTTCTGGAAACAGGAGGTGGCCCGATGGCTGATTGGTTTGAGAATATAGCCCCGCAAATTGGCATTACCGCCGAGGAGTTCAAAAATTTATCTGGCCCGGAAGCCTTGCAGCTTTACTATGACGGATTAGAAAAAACAAACAAGAGCCAAGAGGAGATGACCTTTTACATGGAAGCCATCGCCAGCGACTCAACATTACTGATTCCGCTACTTGCCAAAGGTGGTTTGAAGTTCAATGAATTAGGAAATGCAGCCGTCGCCAACGGGCAAGTTATGGCCGCAGCAACAGCAAAGAACTTGAAGAAGGCTCAAGACTCTATTGACGCATTCAAAGCCAAAGCAGTAATCAAGGTAGGCGAAATCATTGGGCAACCAGGGCCTGCAATGCAAAAGCTTGGAGCTGAATTTATGGCGTTGATGGCACAGGTCGGTGGATGGTTAGGCGAGGCGTTTTTGCAGGCCGGTAAAGTTCTTAATCAAGTGTTTATCGCCGCCGTTGAGGTGTTTAAGGATCGCATGATTTTTGCGTTTGAATTTGCCGTTGAGAGCTTCAAGATAGCTCTTGGCCCTGTAATAAACATGATCACCGAAGCGCTTGGTCTTGATTTCAAAATTGATACATCAGATGCAACAGCCAAGATCATGGAACTTGGCGCACAAACGCGAGTTTCATTTGGAGAAGTATTTACCAGAGTGGGGAAAGAATTGGGGGACATCAATGTTGATGTAAGCTCACAAGTCGAATACTGGCGGCAGATTGCACGGGAGCAAGGCAAGATACTGACAACTACGGAAGAAATTAAAGAATTTCAGCGCCAGCAAACAGGACAGGTTAAAGATCAAGCCGGTTTAGAGGAAAAGAAGAAAGAGCTTAAGCAGGCGCAGCTTGAATTGGAG